CTTCAACTTGAAGTTAGCACCTTCCCATAAGTCAAATGGGTTAACAGGTGTCTCATCCGCAAACTCAGGATTCATTGCTTCAGTAATCTTATCAAAGATTTTCTTACCGAATTTGTACAAACGAATTTGACCTTCGTTGGATGGATTAGTTGGGTCTGATACGACCAAAATGTTTGCAACATAACTCAACTTGCGTTTTTGTTTACGAGCAATTTCTTTGTTGGCTTCAATGCCTGAATTCCATAGTGTGTTGTTGTGTTCACAAACTGGACACTTCTCATTAAGAGTTGTGAGACAGTTATCAATGAACCAACCACCAGGTCCCTGAAAACCGTGACTGAATGTGCGAACCCATGGAAGAGCATCGTCACCATCAATCGCAGGAGCAGGGAGAAAACGAATAACAGCCATGCCGTTACCTGCTTTGTCTACTTCTGGTTGCCAGAAACGTGTGTCATCTTTGGATCCTGCTTCAGCAGGTTGGGAGGTTGCTTCAATCGCTTTGGTTAGTGTTTTGATATCACTACGATTGCGCTTAAGATTAGCAAATGAACTCATATGTATTTCCTTTAGTATTAGGTTCTGTTTTGTGTATATTTTTATCCACAGTATGCATTATATCACTATATTTAGTTGTTTGTCAAGCAGACCTCTAAGTATAGTAAGAGTTTCGCCTACTTCTTTATGAAGTATGCCATACCCACCAGCCGCATTAAAATCATTAATGATGCTTGATGTATCATCAATTAGTACTGATTCGGGATTCGCATATTCAGCTTTATATTTCTTACCAGGAACTATATTTGCTTTATATGGAATGCCCTTCTCGCACAACCAATGAATCTTGTGTTCCGTAACTTCTTTGTGATATTTTAAACCACCAGAAGACGAAAGCATTTCAATGTTGATACCTTGGTTCTGACACCATTTAATGTATGTCAATAAATCGAGCGAACCAGGGAACCAATCCAATGTTTTGAATTGTTCTGTTTCAATAAATTTTGTCCAGTTGACGGACCAATCTTTTCTGTCTCTCATTGAGCCAGGTGATTCATTGAACAACTCAATGTACCGACTCTCAAAGTCACATAAGACACCATCCATGTCTAGGTAAATATTCTTAATCATTCAACACCTTTTTCAAAATCAACTTGTATTTTACACTATCTTGTGGTAAAAATGAGGCATACTTGATACACTTTCGCCTAACTTCTGGCCATCTGATAGTGTCATTGATTTTATTTGTCCACATAGGAAAGAATCCAAGTATCTGATTAAGTAAGCACAAAGATTCAATTTGTACTTCTTTCCTCAAAGTCTTGGTCAATAGTAATGGGTAATCACCATCAGTACTTAACACCTGATTGGGATTAAGTATACAATCTTCAAAAATAAGTATACAATCATTTTCAAAGGTATACGATAGTGACTGAATCACCTTTTGTCGTTTACGAAAATTCATATCGGCCTCTTCTTGCAACAGAGAACCGACCCATGACTTTTCATCTTCTACTAAATTTGCAACAATGAAATTAATCAAATCTTCTTTGTTGGTGTACTTACGAGACAATTTGTAGAAGTGATATTTGTCTTTACGATTTTCAAATGCGGTGACAGTAACATTAGTCTTGCCATTATATTTGAAGTAATCGTATGAGTCGGTTGTGAAGTGAAGTTTTAGAGACTGATAGAGTCCAAAAGCTTCATAACCTGATATCATATTGGTAACCGAGCACCTTTTTCTTTTAACATGTTATTGTCCAATGCCACATTTTCAATCTTCGATTTTAAATTAGAATTGATTAGTGTAGCCGCCACTTCAATTTCAAGTCCAGTTACTTTGCAATATTCTACAATTGCATCAATGTAATTGTAATTTGTTTTAATAACAAAGTCTTCTATAGACTTAGCAAATTTTGCCATTTCGTCTTTAGTTGGCATCTTTTCCTTTTGGACAGTTTTTGTCCCAGCATTCATGTGTTGACATGGTTTGCATGTCTATTTTACAAACGGGACAAACATCTTCCATTTTTGGTGGTCGAATTAATTGTGCCGCAGTCCAATCCATCACAGTCGATTCAGATTCTTTTTGTAATGGGAAAGGCCATTCTTCTTTTCCTGGTTCATCATAGTTTTCTTCCGCAGGTTCAAATTGAGGACAGTCTTCAAAGTATTCATCTTCTTCAACAAAGTCTAATGTACCTGATGGATGAAAACCCGAACCACGGAGAAACATTTCAAAATGTTCCAAAATAGTTGGAAGATAATCAGTAGTAAATTCAATGGTAGTCTCTGCCTTATTGCCAGAGATATCATCTATTTGTTTAAAAATATATTTCATTTCACAATCGTTTCATAAAGGGTTTCAAATTGGTCTTGTACCGCAACTTCTTCATCATAGTTTTGTTTGAAGTAGACTTTCGCCATCTTCGCAACTATCTTCTTAGGTAACTGTAATTCTTTACTAATATCCGTAATTGCTTCACGGATATATTCTTGCTCACCTTGTGCCCGTGCCATTGAATCTGACACCTCACGGATTACTTTCAACAACTTTTCACGGTCTGCTGGGTTTGAAATTTGATTAACACTCACTTGCTGAATAGCCATAATATACTCCTAAAAAATTATTTCTTAACTGTTGCGGCATATGTGATGCAAATTGGATTAGAATTTGTCTCATATGCACACTTCACCGATAATGGGTCAACACCTCGGCTGATTGCAGCGTCAATGTTCTTCGCCATGTTGTTTCTATCATTAGTATTATACACGATTCCGCCAATTATTGCGGTACATAATACGATTACTACCGATATACAGATAGTGATTAGGTCTTTATTCATATGAAATGATTCCTTTGTTTCGGTCGATTTGGTCAATTTTGCTTTTGTAGAAAATATGTCTCCCAATTTGCGTCTCCTTTTGTAATCTTGTCCAGTTAGGTTTTACATAATCAGCATGATAATAGGTTGCACCATTGGTCACATCAGTCATTCGTTCAAAATTTAAAAATACATTCGTTGACAATTGTAAGATATCATTATACAATGAAGTCTGTTTGATTGTCAAGCGTTTAGAGGTAAATGTGCTATCACAATACCATGAGAATTGGCAAACATGCCCTCTCTTTTGTTGAACCACTTCACAGATACTATCAGCATATCCTGATTGCACCCGATTCAAAGTGACAAAAGCAACGGCTTTCTTTCCATCTAATGGTTCATGTGCTGCTTCAAAGTAAATGTTTTCAGCTAAACAGGTTACTTGTTTTTGTGCCTCAGCAGTCAATCCATTGAATGTTGATTTGATGGGCAAAATATTATATGTGTCTATGCTTATTAATGATAAGAATAGAATTACTGACGAAAAAAATATGCTAGAAATTATGAGTTTGCTTCGCATCTTACTCCTTGTATGTTGTTTAAAGTGGGACGGAAAGTCCCACCTCCCTCAATTAAGAAGATTTCTTAACGGAAACTTTTGATGTTTCTGGTGCAGGAATATTAGACACGAAACCATTTAAGGTTTGAGCCTTAGATATAATCTCTGTTTCTGAGGGGATTGATGGCAGTATTGGATGTTCGGGAGGATTTTCTCCCTTACTTTTTGCCGATTCACATTGCATGTTCCAGTTTTGGGAAATGCGGTCACGTTGACCATTATATTCATCATATAGCATGTCTCTTGCCATTTTTAATAGTTCAAGACGAATTTCAAAAGGTGTCATGTTTGACATAGTTTACTCCTGTGTGTGTTATACTACCTGTGTGTGTTGTGGTAGTATAGTTATTTATAATAAATTAATCCCAAAGGCCTTCATAATACTTACCGAACAAACGATATCCGTTTGTGATTCGTTTCTGTACTTCTTGCATACCATCAAAATCTAATTTATAGGTATGATTTGGTCCATCAGTCATTTGATACATTGTGGCTTTGCCGTTTTCATCCCATTGACAAGCAACTGTTTTATGGTCGATTTCACCAGAACTAAATTTCTCTTGCCATGTATCATCAACTTTACATTCAAAGGCAAAAATCATTTCATCAAGTACATAGTCCCATCTTTTGAAATGATTGTCATCAGTAGAATATTCATTTTCTTTTGGTGGTGCTGATGTTGATTTCAGTTCTTCTGGCACATCTTCATCATCAACAAAAGGTGCACCGTGTTTGGTTTCTTTTAATTGTTTCAACATTGGCAGAATGATATCCGCTAATGTGCTGTCCATTGACCAAGTATCCCATCGGTCAATTTTCACATACTTAATTTCTGGATGAACAAAGTCGAGGAACTTACTCCATGCTTTACAGAATGGAGTTAGAAAATTAACCCACTTATCATATTTGTGGCCAGGCACATCTTCATGGTTATAAAACACATCATCATCTTTTTCCCAAAAGCAAACTGCCTTGAGAATATTGTA